GTTTCTTATGGGCCTCTGCATGTTCTTCTATAGAAAGTTCGACTAGATTGGAAGGATCGTTTGTCCCTCCCATGTGTTTAGGTATGATATGATGTTTGTGCTTTTTCATGTTTCCTCTCTACTAAATCATACACATGATTGTTTATAAAACAGGAGTTTTCTAAAATGACAAAAGGTATAAAAATAAATAAAATCAATAAGATTGAAAATGTAAACACAAAGGTTTATGACTTCGAGGTGGAGGATGCTCATCACTACATATTTTCTGATGGCACATTATCTCACAACTCATACGTGCCTGTAAAGAGGATGGGAGGAGGCGCGGGATTGGACTATGCTGCTTCTACTATTGTATTTCTTTCAAAGAAGAAAGACAAAGATAAAGACAACGAAGTGACTGGTGCTATTGTTACTGCTGTGCTCAAGAAAGCACGATTGACGATTGAGAACAAGAAAGTTGAAACTCTCCTTAACTATACAGAAGGTCTAGATCCATATTATGGTCTTATAGACTTGGCTGAAAAGTTTGGTATCTTCAAGAAACTATCCAAGCAATATGAATTGCCTACAGGTGAGAAAGTCTTTGAGTCAGTCATTCTCAAGAATCCACAAAAATACTTCACACAAGATGTGCTTGACAAAATTGAAGAAGGCTGTCAGAATGAGTTTCTGTACGGCAAGACTAATTATTCCAATACTGAAGGAGAATAATCATGGTGCTTGGAGAAGATTATACGTTTTGTGACAATATGAAAGAAGATACGATACCAATCAAGTTGTTATCTGGTCCATATAAAGATGTTGTCTATCGATATACCAAAGTAGCGATCAAAGAAAAAGAAAAAGATGAAACTGCTGTTCTCAATTTTGATTATCATCTTCATGAAATGGGAGAGCATAGTGAAATCAAGTTGAGGCGTGATCCTAAATTTAATCAACATATTGGTCTTGTATTAAATACGTTAATTCTAGAATCATTATCTGCACCACAATTTGAAGCAAAGGCACCAAATAATGAACATAGAGAGAGTCGTCCTGAAGAATCTACTCAAGAATGAATCTTATACAAGAAGAGTTCTGCCCTTTTTGCAACCAGAATATTTTCTTGAGCAGGATGACCGTGTTCTATTCACTACCATCAAAGAGTTTATTCTCAAGTATAACACACAGCCATCTTTTGATGCATTATCACTTGATGTAAATTCTCGGAATAATCTGAGTGATGATGTAGTCAAGAGTATTGACAAATCTTTATCTGACTTCAAGAATGATAAAGAAACTGTGAACCAAGATTGGCTTGTTGATTCAACTGAAAAGTTTTGTCAAGAAAAAGCAATCTATAATGCTATCATGAAATCTATTGATATCATGAATAGTAATGGTAAGCAATCAAAGGGTGCTATTCCATCCTTGTTGTCTGATGCTCTGGCTATTTCGTTTGATCCAAATGTTGGTCATGATTATTTGGAACAAGCAGACTTGCGATATGATTATTACCATCGTGTTCTTGAGAAGATTCCATTTGATCTAGAATATTTCAACAAGATCACAAAAGATGGTTTGCCTAAAAAGACATTGAATATTGCTCTTGCTGGTTGTGTTCATCCCGCAACTAAAATCAAAGTTAGATTTAGGAAGAAGAATTGTGGGAATTAATTGGAGAACCGAAGACGTATCCGAGTTCTAAATATTTGTCTATGTCTTCGGGCTTTATTCTTTTGAATGTTTTATCACCAAGTTTATACATACATTTTTTGCCTTTATGAGATTGTCCACCCATAGAAGCTCTTTGTTTTCTACCATCTTTACTTGCCCAATATGACCATGGATTATTAGGAGAAACTATAGATGCTTTACCACCTAAAGACGATCTCTTTTTTCTACCCTCGTGTGTTGACCAAAAGTAAAAAGTATCTTCACTATTCATTTCTTTTTGAGTTTTCATAGCATTTTTTATGGCAACTTTTTGAACTTTAGGATCAAACCATCCTATTTTATTTTCTTTACACCATAGTCCAACAAATCTTCTTTGTTCATATGTCAAATTAGCACCAAGCATTTTCATAGAACGAAGATCATTAGGATTTTTATTTATTTTCCAAAGGAGAAAATGTGCTATAATGTGTTCTCTAACTGTCAAATATGTAAAATTAGAATCATCGTCTGTTCCATTAGAATGTTTGGGTATAATATGATGTCTGTGGAGATTGGAACCAGGTAACCAACTTTCTTTCAGTTGACTTCTGCTTTGACATAGATTATAATAGATGTCAGAATAAATACTCATGCTGGTGCTCCTATTAGCATTAGAGTCCATGGGTATTAGTGGTACCGTGATGGACACTTTTATTTATAAAACATGAGGGTTCAATGTCTGATTGGTGTGAAAAAGAAATTGACATAGCAGAAATAGAATTACTGCTTGCAAATGATTATGAAGTTGAAGTTGATTCTCCTGATGGTTGGGTTGGTGTCAATTTTTTTATTGATAAAGGCAACTGGGACGAATATATCTTAAAAACTGAAAATGGACTGGAAGTTAGATGTAATGGAAAACATTTATTTGAGACTAATATGGGATGGGTTCGTGCTGAAAATATGACTAATCCAGATTCTTTATGGATTGTTGAAACAAATAAAGGAAAAAGTGTAGGTACTGTAGTTAAAACAAACAATAAGATACCAATTGTAGATATTAATGTCAATCACGAAAATCATAGATATTATACAAATGGTGTTTCTTCACATAACACCGGTGTTGGCAAAAGTCTTTTCATGTGTCATGTTGCTGCATCTTGTCTTAATCAAGGTAGAAATGTTCTGTATATCACTCTTGAACTTGCTGAAGAAGAGGTAGCACGTCGTATTGATGCCAACTTGATGAATGTTACCTTTGAAGACTTGATGGTCTTATCTAAAGATATGTATGATAAAAAAGTGCAAAACATCAGGTCCAAGACAACTGGTAAACTTATCATCAAGGAGTATCCAACCGCATCTGCATCAACAATTCATTTCAAAGCATTGTTAAACGAATTAAATCTCAAGAAGTCGTTCAAGCCTGATATCATCTTTGTTGATTATCTTAACATCTGTAGTTCTGCCAGAATTAAACCTGGAGGCAATGTAAACAGTTACACATATGTTAAGTCAATTGCCGAAGAGTTGAGGGGTTTGGCTGTAGAGTTTGAAGTGCCACTCATGAGTGCCACACAAACCACACGATCAGGTTTTGTAAGTTCTGACGTTGGTCTTGAAGATACATCAGAATCGTTTGGTCTTCCAGCAACAGCAGACTTTATGTTTGCTTTGATTTCTACAGAAGAACTAGAATCACTTGGTCAAATCATGGTCAAACAGTTGAAGAACCGATATAATGATCCTACACAGAACAAGAGATTTGTTGTTGGTATTGATAGAAGTAAGATGAAACTATTTGATGTGGAAGCATCAGCACAAGTTGATATTATCGATTCTGGTCAAACATCATCACCAAAAGATAAGTTCAAGGGACTAAAAGTATGAACGATATATTTGAAAAACACATATTACATAAGGTATTTCTTGAGAAAGCCGAGAAAGCAGAAACTCTGGAACAAAAGATTGTGTTCTGTGAATCATTCCTCAAGAAGTATAAAAAACAAAAAGTCACAGATGCTATGTATCAACAAGAATATGAAGCATCATTTCCAATTACTAATAATCTTGTACAAGCAGGACGACCTATCGGTGATCGTATTTTGACTGTCAGCAGTAACGACATATCACGTGACTATTCTATAACAGAATCATATATTACATCGACGCCCAAACATGAAATATTTCAAGCCCAAAAAATTACTATGGATGACCGTTTTCTTTTACCAGAAGAAAAAGTGTATATTTTGGAAAAAGCAAAACAAGATTTAATGACAGAAATAATGAATAATGCATTAAAAACTGGTTATGTATCTTATGATATACAAAAAATTTATGATAATGATTCAACAAGTATTAGATGTAAAATGGGAGTCTTTAAAGCATGAAATATACATTACACAATCTAAAAGATGAGAATGGTGATCCACTCTTCTGTATCCTAGAGAATATTACAAATCAGGTAGTGGATGCATTCCTTTTTGAAGATGATGCAAGGAATAGATTTGATTTCCTTAAACGTGGTGGTGCATTTGATGGATTCACACCAGCATTCATTTTGAGGAAAGTATTACCAAAGTCTGATCTCAATAAGGAATTTAAGCAAATGCTTAGAGAGTAATAAATAATTCCAGTTGCTTTGTGGTTGTGTTTGTGCTATGATCAATCAAAATCACAGATGGAATCTACATGGAAATATCAGTCAAAGGAAATACCAAAAATCTTTCCAAGAAAGAAACTAAGAAGATCGTTAAGTATCTTTCTGAATATCTTCTTGGAAAACGTTTATCTAAGTATATATACATAGAAGTCAAATATCAAAAGATGAAAGATGTATATGGACTATGTGACACAATAGATTATGAATGTCCAAAGCATAGGGAATTTACTCTGTTTATTGGTAAAGATATGAGTAGGATTCAAACTATCAAAACAATCATTCATGAGATGGTACATGTAAGGCAGTTTGCTAGAAAGCACTACGATCAATCTGGAAATAGTTTTACATGGATGGGTAAAAGAGTTAATCTTGATGAAGACAATTATCATAGGATGCCATGGGAAATAGAAGCAGTATCTTATGAGAATCCATTATATGAAGAATGCAAAGAACTTTTGAGGTAACAAATGCACCCGACTATGCCCAAGGACAATTCCTTGGGCTATAAGCATGTTAAGTATATCAATCTTCTTTCCAAAATAGCATCAGATATCATCAATCCAGTCGGAGGAAATGCCAGACTTGCCGCTTGCATTGTTTACAAAAATGATATAGTATCGTTTGGCGTTAATCAAATGAAGTCACATCCGTTTCAAGCTAGATATGGAAAAAATACAGATTCGGTGTTTCTTCATGCTGAAACTTCGGCTATCAAGAATGCTTTGAGGCACATATCGGTAGATGAACTTGAAAAAAGTGCACTATATATATGCAGAGTAAAGCATAACAATCAGTCTAAACAAAGACTGATTTTTGGTATGTCAAAGCCATGCCCTGGTTGTTTTAGGTGCATCAACACCTTCAACATACAAAAAGTAATTTATACACTTGACAACGGGGCATATGGTGTGCTATAGTTGCTTTCTTGATTTGAAGGAGAAGTCAAATGTCAAAAAACGTAGCTAAGTGGATAGTTGAAGAAGTTGATGCCTTGACAGGAATCAAGACTACAAAGGAATATGATTCCTATGATGATGCGTTGGATGTGTATAACGATCTTAAGTTAAAAAACGAACACAATCTTATCAGCATGGAAAAATCTAAGAAGAAGTTACTATTAGAAGGATAATTTAATGGATAGAATATTTTTCATCTCTTTTGCTGTATTCGTATGGTTTACATCATTTGCTAAAGCCGATATACACGATTACAAAGTGCTTCGTGTTATTGATGGTGATACTATTATGATTGAAGCAAAGTTCTTACCACCTGAATTGGGTAATCATCTATCTCTGAGGATTCTACATGTAGATACTCCAGAGAAAGGACATTTAGCAAAGTGTGATCTAGAACGTGAAAAGTCAAAGCAAGCTACTGATTTTGTTGTTGGTGTTATTGCTTCAGCAAAAGAAGTAAAGGTAGAACTAAAGAAGTGGGACAAGTATGGTGCTAGAGTTTTAGGTGATCTAATTATTGATGGTTCTCGGTTGAGTAAAAAACTACTTGACTTTGGTTTTGCAGTAGAATATAATGGTGAAAAGAAGACAAAGGATTGGTGCCAATGAAAAAGTATATGCTAACTCTTGTAAGTTTTCTTGCTCTGGCTAATGTAGCTAAAGCTGATACTGGTTTTGATACATGGGACACAAATTTCTCTAACAAGACAGAACAAAGTGAACGTCCAGAACGCAATTTTGAACGCAAGTCTAAGAAGTCGTCAACTGAAACTGTGTCATATTCTGGTGGAGAAACAGGGCTAGCATCATACTATTGGCAACCACAAGCAGTTGCATGTGGAGGTAGATTAAATCCTAATGCACTAACAGCAGCACACAGAACACTTCCATGTGGTTCACGTGTTACTGTTACGAATCTACACAATAAAAAGTCTGTGACTGTTACAATTAATGATCGTGGTCCTTTTGTTTCTGGTCGTGTTATTGATCTATCAAAAGCCGCAGCAGTTGCAATTAATATGACTGGATCAGGAATTGTGCCAGTTTCTTTGTCAAAGCACTAAAAAGTTAACTAAATAAAGAAAATTTGCGGTGGTCGTCTAGCGATTTAGGATACCTGACTTTCACTCAGGAAGACGCCGGTTTGAATCCGGTCCACCGCACCATTAATAAAATAAAGGCGTATCATGACAGTTGATTACACTTTTGACGAAATTGCTATGTTCTTATCATCGTTGGTTGTTTACTTAACTGGCTTTATGTCATTTCCATTGTTCTTTTTTGGATTTGCTTGTGTTAATATTGCATGGTTACATATTATTGATCCAGAAAGCAAAGCAAAAGAATATGGAGCATATGGTGGTTTGATTATGTATATATCAGGATTCATTCTCTGGTCTTCGTGTTTCAAGATTGTATAAATACAAATAAAGTATCACGGAGACTACAATGAAAAGCTTTAAAGATTTTATCTCAGGTAAAAGTGAGTCCGGATTGACAGATGAAGAACATGGTCATTTGAAAGATTATGTAAAGCATAAAGTTGCAGCACAACGTCAATCTGATACAGCTGGTGCACATACACCAGGCGGAAGAGATGTGACAGCAGATGAAGCAGGATCACATGATAAAGCAGCAATGGAAGCTTTAAATAAAATACATAAAGATAGAGTCGGTGAGGCACTAAAACTTGGTAATCAAAGAGTTAATAATATATTAAATAGAGATTAAATAAATTGGTGTAGTGTAGTGGTAACACGCCAGCTTCCAACTCTGGAAATGTGGGTTCGATTCCTACCACCTTTGCCACTTGACAAGTATAAATTCCTGTGCTATAGTACATGAGAATCAACACTGGAGATTAAGATGAAGAATATGATCACAGCATTAGTTACCACGGCAGTATTGCTAGGCACAACAGTTGCAGCATCTGCACACGGAGTACGAAATAAAGGGTATCATGTTTACGGACAAGGACATCATCATAGGTTTAACCCTGCTCCCTTTATTGCTGGTGCTATTGGTATGGCTATTATAGGCGGCATTCTGTACGATCAATATGGGCGCCGTTGCTATAATCAGATTGTCTATTATGATGTTTATGGAAATCCAGTAGTTCAGAGAGTTTGTGAGTAACAAAAAAAGTTCTTGACTTCTTCTAAAAATCTGGTATAATCCTAAAAATAGAATAAAGCACTCGTGGTGAATAGGAGAACACATCGGTCTGTCGAACCGACATTAGCGGGATCGTTACCCGTCGAGTGCGCCATAATTTGCTACGATTGCTCAATTGGTAGAGTTCCTGATTTGTAATCAGGCGGTTGGGAGTTCAAGTCTCTCTCGTAGCACCATATTATAAATATATGTGACAGTAATGTCTTAATATAAGGAAATAAAAATGGACAAGAAACAACTCTTCAATATTATCGAATCAAGAAAAGTAGTCACAGCTACTTCTCCTAGTACAAAAGTTACAGAAGTAACTATGCATCGTGCAGAAGTTAATGGAAATATTATCGGTCATTATCCAAGCAAAGAATCTGCTGAAACTGCGATAAAAGTTCATCTTAGAAGTAAAGCTAAGAGAGAAGCTGAATCACGTAAACCACTATCATCTTCTGGAATGGATCCAGGTAGAGAACGTCAAAAAACAACGCCACATGACTAAAAAATAGGCGGTAGATCGGCAAGGTGTCGAACGTGCTCTCATAAAGTTTCAAAGATGGGATCGTTACCCATTATCTTCACCATTATAGCAGGGAGGATTGGTATCCCATCAAGTCTCATAAACTTGACCCAGTATGTTCGATTAATACCTCTGCTTCCAATTGCGGGATTGGTATATTGATTGTGCCTCAGCCTTCCAAGCTGATGAAAGGGGTTTGATTCTCCTATCCCGCTCCATAATTATTCCAGCGTAGCTCAATGGTAGAGCGGTTGCCTGTTAAGCAATATGTTATAGGTTCGAATCCTATCGTTGGAGCCAATTCAAAAAGGAAACAGAATG